TCCATATAAACTGATATAGTTGCTTTTGCAACACTTATATCAGCTTCGTACTTTTTTGTTAGTGCTTCTATAAACATTTCTCTCATTACTCTGCTCCTTTAAATTGGTAGTATTTATCTTCTACTAAATTTGCATCATCAAAATAAGGATTTGATTTTGCAGATTCAGATGATCTTGCATCTCTTATAGTTTGATTTAGTGTGCGATTATCTCTAACACACACAGAGACAAAATCTTCTACTTCTAGTATTGCCTGTTTAACTTGACCCATTGCTGACCTCCTTTATTAGTCTATTTAAATACCAACTAGCTTTTTGTAAATCTTCTAGTGGCTCTCCTTTGAATTTATATCTTGAAACATATTTCAAAACATTACCTTTAAGATAACCATGATACTCATCGTTCTCCATGCAATCACGAATAACATCTATGGTTTCTTTTTTACCATGCATATAGTGTGCAGGAGAGTTTACATTATCAAATGGTACTTCATTCTCATAAGATATATCTAACCCATGTTCTTTTAAAGATGTATATGTTCTTTTACTTTTTACCATACTTTCTCCTTACTGTATTATACTCTACCATTTCTAAATCATACTCACCCTTGGTTACATTACGCTTAACTACAAGCCCACTCCACCACATTTGTTGTGTAGCTTTAGCATAATTTTCTTTGTGATGCAAGTAACATCCAGCAGATAGCCCCATTAATTTTCTACCAGATGGTAGTGCACACATAGCATAATCAAAGGTGTGTATGTGACCTACAGTAGAAGATACTTTATTTTTTAATAAAAGAGAACGAGCAACATTGTCACCGCTAATAGGCTTACCCATGACACCAGTAGGATAATTATGGCAGTAATATATACCATCAACATTGACAGGCTGTTGGTATGGATAAACTTCCCAACCATATTTTTCAAATTTAAAATCGTCTGTGCTAATTGTACCTTCAAGTTCTGGTATGTCATCTACTGTTCTATCTATCCTATCCTCATGATTTCCAAGTAGCATGATTTTTCTTGGCCGTCTTCCTTCAAGACCTTTATTAAATTTATCTAATGCATCATGAGCATGATCTATATCTTTCTTATATCTTCTACCTTCAAATTGTTTTTTACCTTTATCATAACTAGATAACGAATCCATACTAGCAAAGTCTCCCATGCATATTATAGTATTCGGTTTCAGATCTCGTGCAAATTTACCTGCCCATAAAAATCTGTCATTGCTTGCCTTTGGAGTACAATGAGGGTCTCCTATAACTAAGTGCGTTGCCATTAGTTTAACTCCTTATCTCTTTTCTTTTTTAAAAATTCAAGAAAGTCAATCACATTAGAGTCGTCATCAAATTCTGCAACAGAACTAATAGACATATCTTTCTCGTTGTTTTTTTTATCATCAGCAAACCCACGAAGGCCCCACAGAAAAGTTGAATGGGGGTCAGTAGTTGCCATTTTTATCATGCCTCTAGCTATTGTAGAACATAATTCATATTCTTCGGTAGTCATTTTAGATTTACTATCCATAATTATACCACAAGTAAAACCTTTTTGCCAAGGTGTAATTATTACCTTAACAGAGTTTATAAAATTTAATTTATCTTTGTTTTTCATCCCAATACCTATCGTAGTTTTCACTATTATAATCTAATACTTTATGTTCAAATCCTCTCTTCATACTTTTTCTACCAAATTCATCTGCATCTTTTTCTTTGTCAAAAATATTGTTAGTAAATAATTTATAATCATTATCTTTTTTATTTTTAAAAACTATAAAGTATAAATGCATATCATATATTACCTAAAGAGTCAATGATGAATAGACCCCTCAAACTACCCACCATTAGACTCTTTAGTTTCTTCCTTTGGGTTTGTAACAGAAGTATACCAAACCCATTTAGGATTCTTACCTTTAGATTGCTGCTGCGGTAGCAACTGCAATTTATCTTTTCCCCAACAAGGAAGTTTGTATGGGCAGTATGAACATACAAAACCCAGAACTCTATTACCAGTAGGTTTAGTTCTAAAAGTTTCTGCAACATCAGTAAAGCATCTTTTAAAACTTTTACCTTCCTTTAAATCTTTATAATTATTTTTAACAGAATCAAGTGCTGTTTTTTTATACTCTTCATGTGATGCAGGAGTTTCACAAACTGCCCACTCACCTGTAGATTTATTTACTACTATCCAACCACCAAATTTTTTCTTTTGACTTTCGCTATACAAAAATCCTTGCGATACATAACCAAAGGAATCATCTCTAGCAACTTCACTAAATCCACCTGCTTCTCCAAATTTTTTATCAAACGAATATGGTGATGCACTTTTAATATCCCATATCTTTCCATCAATTTCAACATCTTGTCTACCCTCAATCTCTCCCCCATCAAATTTATATTTAACTTTTTTTTGTTCATTCTTTAATTCTATCTTTGCAGACTTCATTACAAATATAGCTAATGCCTCTATTAAATCACCAAAAGTATTTCTCATCTTATTACTGTAAGGTTGGCCTTCACCTTTAATACCCTTTGCTTCCATTTGTAATTGGCATAATGGCCTACCTATATTAGACATTCTAGGCTCAAACTTATCTTTTCTTTGTTCTTCAAACTGTTTTAGTAAGGCGTTTTTACACGCCTCACCAAATTCCTGTACTAGTTTATCATCTAGTTTTGCAGGAGTCTTCGAAACATTATCGAGATATTGTTGAACTTTTAAAAGTATATTATTCATTACGATGCTAGTATTTCTTCTGGAGAATTTTCACTTATGTCCTCCACTATCTTAGCATCTATCTTATCGTTGCTACTAACTGAATTACTTTTAGCTTTGTTATAAGCATCAATAACTTCAGAGTTTTCAGCATCAATAGATTCTTGAAATACTTTTAATGTCTCCATATCAGTATCAGACAGCTTCAAGTTTTCATCTGCATTTACCCCTATTTCTGGAACATAAAAAACATTACCACCTTTTTTCTGTCTCTTAGTATCTAAAGAAAAAGTACAGTTAAACATTAGTCTCTTTCTTTTCTTCAGCTGATCAAGAGCAGTGCTTACAGGTGTAAAAGAAGTACCAGTTACTCTATAGAGTATAGGTAAATTTTCTACATTGTGTGCATGTCCTTGTGCAGTTTTACCATTCTTAAATGATAATAATCCATACACAAGTTTGTAACATCTTATTGTTCTTTGTTGCTCTAACTGTTCTGGTGTTAGAGAAGATCTATCCTTGAAGGGTATCTTACCACATCGAGTTCCACCAAGTATATCAATAGCTTCTTCTTTCCAGCTTTTGAATATAATAGATCTATTTACATACTCACCCTTATCAGCATCATAGTGCATGTATTGCATTGCACTTATGAAAGGTCTAAATGTTACAGGCTTACTATAAACATTTTGACCAACACTTGAGTCGTATGTAGAGAAGTGACCAACTGGTAATTGATTACCATCGTCATCCTCTGGTGTTCTGTTGATAGTTAGCCTAGGTATGTTAGTACCCATACTAGATCCATCATCCTGTCCTATAGCTTGCATAATTTGCTCATCAGACATTTTATTTATATTTACTAAATTGTTATCAGACATTTGTCCTCCTATTTTAGATTTATTGTATAACATATTTTGATAAAAAAATCAAGAAAAAAATGCTATTAAAACTAGATATACCATAAAAAGTATAACGCAAGTTGTCGCAGTACAACAGGCATATAGCCATATATTATTTAGCATATTCTAGTTTCTCCATCTATTACTTTAACATCTAAGTCATCTGCATTTGCAAAGTATATCCACTCTGACAAAAACTCATGCTTACTGCTTATGTATAGTGTAGTTGGATCAATCATACATCTGTCTTTTAACTCTTTATACTCTAGGTAAGCTGAGTATTCTTCATCAGAATATTCATCCATAGTTTCTAAAGCATCTATATCTTTAGCCATTAAGCCTCCTCTACTTTATCTGTTTTAACATTTTCCATACCCATTTCTTCTCTCTCACTATCATCACCCCATTCACCTTTTTCAAACTTATCTTTTGCTTCTTTTGGTGAATTAGCTTCTATAGTTCTGTACTCCCAAACGTCTGCAGTATAGTGTACTTTGTATCTTTTAGTCATTGTTGACCTCCTTCATATTTAACCAATCATATCCTATTTTAAGTTCCGTGTCCAGTGGAACATTAAAATCAATATTGTAATACTGTTTAAGTGCAGGTATTACGTCTGCTGTGCCCTGGTTAAATATCTTACTCATCACATCTTCTTCACCAGGATAAACATCAGCTACGATAGAATCGTGAACTGTATTTACAAGTAAACTTTTTACCTTCTGCTCTCGCATAAGTTTGTATATATTTATACAAGCAAGTGGTACAATATCTGCTGTTGCAAAACCTTGCACAGGATAATTTTTTATTTGTGTGCCATATGTAGATCCACCCCAAGGTGTTCTTTCTGCATAGGGAAAAGAATATTCTCTACCAGTTGGTAGTTTAATTCTTTTATATCTAATGGCCTCACTCTGTAATTTATCGTGCCAAGTTTTTATATCTTTATATTTTTCTAAGAACTTAGTGTAATATCTTTTCTCATCTTCTGTACCAGTTACACCACCATACAAGGGTTTAAACGTATGTGCTTTTGCATCTTGTCTTGATACACCTATAATATCTGCAGTGTATTTATGCACATCAATTTTATTTTTTATATCTTCCATACCTTGCTTGTCTTGTGCTAGGTAAACTGCAGTTCTAAACTCTAGCTGTGCAAAGTCTATCTCAAGTATACTACCTTTGTCAAATCTAGATGTAACAACTTTTCTTATAGGAAATGTCTTACCTCTAGGTTGGTTTTGAAAGTTAGGATCTCTACTAGATAGTCTACCTGTAGCAGTTATAGCCTGCATAAACTTAGGATGTAAAAAACCTTTTTCGTTTGTAAAGTTTTTTAATCCTTCTACAAAAGTATTTAGATAAGTATCAACTGCATTGTGTCTAACAATCGCATCAATAAATTCTTTAAACTCTCCTTCAGCTTCTGCTGCAATTTTATTTAAAGTAAGTTTATCTGTTCTAAAACCAGACTCTGCAATATCAAATACACTTCTAGGTCTTTGTCTAAATCCTGCATACTTAGCCATGTCAGTATATATAAAACCATCACCATCACAATCTGGACATTTAGTATAGTTTTTAAAAGGGCTACCATCTTTTTTAATTCTTTTAATAACACCCTTGCCCTTACATGTAATACATTGTTGTGCAACTGTTCTAAATATAGGTGTGGTATTGTTAGCAACTAAGTTTCTAAATTGTACTCTAGAATACTGCGGTCTTTTTTTATTCTTACCAGTATTTTTATCTATGCCAACATTAAATATTTTACACCATTCCTTTTTATCTTTTGGTTTCATAGAGTATATTAACCAAGATAATTGTTCTGGACTAGATAAATTAATTTTAGTGTCTCCCATTTGTTCGTAAACAATCTTATCTATCTTTTGTTTTAGATATGCAAACTCTGCTCTAAATTCTCTTTCAACATTATTTAAATCTTCTAAATTTATATTGATACCATTACGTTCCATATCACAAAGAACAACTAAAAATTCATTCATCATCTTAGCTGTCATTAATAAATCTTTGTTCTTATCTAATTTAAAGTCAGCCATCTGAGAATCAAATAGTCTTCTAGTTATTTGTACATCTATCTTACCATACTCTTCTACAATATCTACTGGTATGTTTTCAAAAGATACACCTCTATCCATCCATTCTTTTACACTGCTATCTTTAGATCCTATCTTTCTTCTACGACAACACATCTCTAAAGTTAAACTTTTTCTTATACCTTTATTAAGTATATACTCACCTAACATAGTATCATATACTCTACCACTATATTTAAATCCAGACTCTAATAACCACATTAAATCAAACTTAATGTTATGTCCTACAAGTAAAGTTGTCTTATCCAGAGTTTCCTGTATCTTAATTGCACAACCACTATCTACTCTTTCGCTATGGTTTGTAAAATAATATTCGTCACCAAAATAAGAATTTAATCCTACACTAACTAATATATTATCTTTGTGAAATGGTGATGGGTCATATCCACCATTCTCATTTTTTTGCCAAGATGTTTCTACATCTACTGTTGTTATCATACTTCGTACCTACTTATTTCCCTTCTAATGGTACACACAGGTTCACCATGATAACCATTTATTTTATTTTTACTTACACATAATGTTCTTATATTATTTTCTAAATCAGTGTTAGCATTTCTACCTATACCAATAATTAAATCAGCTTCGGCTGCTTTACCTGTCTTAGAGTTTTCCATTTGATCAAATGAAATACTGTTTCTATTGTGTGCATCAGCAGATGCTTGTGATATTGCAATCACTGCACAGTCTCTACGTTTAGCTATCTCCCTTACGCTTGTATAGATTTGTCTTAACTTTTCATCTGTCCTTGCATAAGTTCCAGATACATTAACTTTATCTAGCTGATCTATTACAACTATATCTGGTTTATGTTTCTCACAGTGTGCATCTATATCATCCATAGACCAATCAACTGTATCAAACATACATATATTATCTTTTATTTCACCCCATATTCTTTGTGCCTGTACTCTATCAAATAGTATCTCATCCCTAGTCATACCAGTGTATGCAGATATAGCCCTTATCTGTGTTCTTATAGCAGGCTCTTCGTTTATAAACGCATGTACCTTTGCACCTTGAGAGCAGAAACCTTCTGGTGCTGTACATAAACTTACCCAGAAAGCTGTCTTACCTGTCTCTGGTCTAGCAAATGCAATCATAAGATTACCTCCACCAATACCACCTACGTTTTCTTTTAGTACAGGAATATTAAACTTCCATTTAGTAGTAACATCTAATAACTCTATAACTTTATCTATATCGTTTGTTACTGCAGGATTTTTATCTTCACTAGTATTTGTCTTATGTTTATCTATCATACCAGTAATGTCATTAAAGTTTGCTTCTTTACCATTAAATATTTCTGTAGCCTCTACTGCTATTCTCTGTGCAAGATCTCTATCAGATAAGATACGCATAATATCTTTTGCAATTTCTTTACTAGGTTCTTGTACTTCTTTAATGTCTTCTACTAATTCACTAAACTTTTCTTTTGCAGCACGAGTTAGTGCAGGATTAAATATAGCAGTATGCAAAGAATATAACTCATCTACTTTTATATCTTCTTCATATTTGTCGTGTGCTTTCTGTACTGTATCATACAAAGAACTTATATCTCCAGAGAATACTGTCGGAGATAACATGCCTTTGTATTGTGTATAAAATTTTTTATTAAGCATAAGCCTAATCATTTGTTTTTCTATCATTCACACTCCGTAATTTGTTTTGTATTATAGTAATAATTAAAGTTATTGCCAATTCCTATTTGTTTAAAATTATCATCAATATAATCATTAGCTTGATTCCAAGTATCAAATTCATTAATAATAATATCTTTGCCATCTCTGTTGTCACAGACAAAAGATTTATCACTCAAGGTTATACTTAGTCTATAAAGTTTTTGTATCACTACCAAACTCCTTTCTTAAAACCATATCTATTGCATCCATTATTGATTGATCTCTAACTGTCCACTCAGATCTATTCATATCTTTTATATC